AACTTATGCACAATGGTGTGACCGTCTAGGTATCCCATGGTGCCAATTTACAGATATTCCACTCAACTGGCTAACATGAAAGTTTTAGACACGTTCTGCGGAATCGGTGGTATTAAACAAGGTTTCACCCAAGCGGGTTATGACGTTGTGCAATCCATCGATTTTGATAAGGCATGTAAAACTACCTTCGATTACAACTACGAAGACGAAATGGTTCTGGGAGACATCTCAGAACTATCACCTGAATCCTACCCTGACCATGATGTCTTGGTAGGAGGGTTCCCCTGTCAGGCATTCAGTGTCGCTGGATACCGTAAGGGATTCGACGAAAAACGAGGGACATTGTTCTTCAACCTCGCCGACATCCTCCACGTAAAACGTCCTAGAGCGTTCATGTTTGAGAACGTGAAGGGATTAGTCGGACACGATGGCGGGAGGACCTTAGAGGTCATCCTGCGAACCTTACGTGAGGATCTAGGGTACTACGTACCTGAACCTAAAGTACTCAACTCATGGGATTATGGTGTACCTCAAAACCGTGAACGAATCTTTATTGTTGGGTTCGACAAAGAAAACGACTTTGAATTTCCTGATAAAAAAGATCACAGTGGTGACCTTTGGGAGATTTTGGATGAAAACGTAGATTCACGTTATGACGTCCAAGGTCCATTCAATCCATACAACTCTGAGGAATACATGGACATTGAACCTGGTTTTGTATACCAGAAACGGTTCAACTATGTCCGCAAACACTCCAACCCCAAACGTTCTCCAACGTTGGTAACAGGTATGACACCCACCATCATCCGTCAAGGTGATCGTGTTCGTCGGCTCACACCTGCTGAGTGTTTCCGTATTCAAGGATTCAAAGATTTCAAGATTCCACCTGAACTGGGTGACACTCAACTGTACAAACAGGCAGGTAATTCTGTCTCCGTACCAGTTATCAAAGCAGTCGCTGAGGAAATGTGGAAGACGTTGAATTCCTAAGACACGAGGCATGCGATATGTGTGCCTCATCTGATGCTAAAGCTATTTACTCTGATGGACACACCTATTGTTTCTCATGCCACCAGTACACACATGGAGAGCAAACTATTGGATTACTACGACCAACGATGCGTGACCGAATCATACTGTCAGGACACTCTGTTCGCCTTCGGAAGCGAGGACTATCAGCCGCAACCTGTGAGCGATACAAGATTTATGTTGATGGGTCAGTTATCCGATTCTATTACTATGATCGAGACGGAAATCTGATTGGATGCAAGGTCCGAGACGAAAACAAAAACTTTCACTACGAGGGAGAAACTGATGGGTCCTTTTTCGGGCAGCATTTATACCCTTCTAAGGGAACACGCGTTGTTATCACGGAGGGAGAGTTCGATGCAGCATCCTTCTCAGAGTTCTATCCCACTTGGGCATACGTCTCGCTACCTACGGGTGCAGCAGGAGCTAAGAAAGCGTGCCAAAAGAACCTTGACTGGTTGCAAGGGTACGACGAAATCGTCCTCATGTTCGACGACGACGAACCAGGAAGAGACGCAGCAAAAGCAGCAGCGTCCGTTCTTCCAGCGGGTAAGGTCAAGATTGGCAAGGTCCAGGGTCACAAAGATGCTTCGGATGCCCTTCAAGCTAATGACCTGACCGCACTTAAGAATGCAGTGTTCCTTGCTGAGGAATACAGACCAGACGGTATCGTTGACGGCAAGACACTGCTTCAGTTAGTAACTACACCCAATCCACCTAACGATCACGATTATCCCTATGACGGACTCAACGGACTACTACATGGTATTAGATATGGAGAACTTGTCACAATCACTGCAGGATCTGGTATTGGCAAGTCCTCATTCTGCAGGGAGCTTGCGACTTCACTACTACAAAAAGGAGAACGGGTCGGTTACCTTGCTCTTGAAGAATCGAACCGACGGACCGCTCTGGGTCTAATGTCCGCCGCTTCAGGCAAATCACTACACATTGGAGAACATGAACGATCTGATCTCACCGAAATCTATCAGAACACTCTTGCTAATTGGAACCTCTTTCTTTTTGACGGCTTTGGTTCTTTTGATCCAGATATTATCTACAACCGAATTGAGTACCTGGCAGCAGGTCTTGATACGAGGGTAGTCTTTCTTGACCACCTATCCATTTTGTTATCTGGTCTTGATGGTGATGAGCGTCGTGTTATCGACCAAACCATGACCCGTTTACGTTCCCTTGTTGAGCGCACGGGCATTTCAATGTTCCTAGTATCGCACCTCAGACGTGCTCAATCAGACCAGAACCATGAAGAAGGAGCACGAGTTACCCTTGGGCAATTACGTGGATCAGCTGCTATTGCTCAACTATCAGATTCAGTCATTGCCCTTGAGAGGAACCAACAGGACGGATCTGAACACTCTACTACAACTGTGCGAGTCCTTAAAAATCGCTATTCTGGAGAGACTGGAATAGCGTGCAAATTACGTTACGACTTAGCTACTTGTAAGTTTATTGAAGATGAAACAAAAGAGTTCGATCCCACCACGGATTTCTAAACCCAACCCTCCCACACCAGAGATGGTAGAGAGGGCACAATTCGTAGACAAAACCTATCAGTGGAAAACTAAATGAAAGTTGTCGTCTCTATCTCACTAGCACTCGCACTAGCTGCCTGTGGTGGTAAGAAAGATGCCACCCAGGACTTCGATAAGTATCTTGAGATGCTTATGGCTGAACCCTACGACCCAAACAACGGTTCTATTTATTGATGGTTATTTTTGACCTTGAAACTGACGGACTTCTACACAATGTTACTACCATCCATTGCCTTGCTATCCACAACACAAAGGACGGCAAGTCATTTGTTTACAACGATGAGGGAGGTGACTGCGAACCTATTGTTCGTGGGCTCACGTATCTCGAAGAAGCTGACACTCTCGTTGGTCACAACATTATCAACTATGACATTCCTGTCATTAAAAAACTCTATCCATTCTTTAAACCATCAGGACGTGTCGTTGATACTCTCGTTCTGAGTCGTCTTTATCATCCGAACATGTTGGATGTAGACAAGAAGCATAACTGGTCGAACATGCCTCTTCAATTGTACGGACGTCACTCACTTGAGTCCTATGGTTATCGTCTTGGTGAATACAAAGGATCCTTCGGTAAGACTACTGATTGGAAACAATGGTCACAAGAGATGCAGGACTACTGTGAGCAGGACGTTCGTGTTACCACCAAACTATGCAAACACTTCCACCCTTACCTGATTGGGTCTCGCTAGAACATGACGTCGCACGAATCCTCACAGATCAGGAAATACATGGATGGTATTTCGACACAGGATCTGCACGGGAACTTGAATTTACTCTCAGATCAGAGCTTCGCTCTATTACTCAAGTACTTCAAGACAGGTTCCCTTTCGTCCCAGGAAACGAGTTCAATCCAAAACGAAATAACAAGACTCAAGGATACCACCAAGGATGCCCATTCACCAAGCTGAAAGACTTCAACCCTTCATCACGAGATCACATAGCATGGATTCTGCAACAACACGATGGTTGGAAACCTTCGGTTATGACCGCGACTGGGAAACCGATCGTAGACGAGGTGACTTTGAAAGACCATGGAACTGGGACTTCCCTACAGTTCTTTCGGATATTGGAGATAACGAAGATACTGGGGATGATAAGCGAAGGCGTGAACGCATGGCAGAAGCTATGTACGAGTGCTAATAGAATCCACCACCACTGTTCAGTAGGTGCTGCTACACATCGTTGTGCTCACCGTTCGCCGAACCTAGCTCAAGTCCCATCTGGACCCGAATATCGAAAACTATTCTTACCAAGTCCAGGCATGGTTATGGTCGGTGCTGATCTTAGTGGCATTGAGCTTCGGATGCTTGGTCACTATCTTGCCCGTTACGACGGAGGCGAGTACATCGACGAACTCCTTAATGGAGACATCCACCAGAAAAATGCAGACAAGATTGGTATCACCAGGAAGCTCGTAAAAAATGTGACCTACGCATTCTTGTATGGAGCTGGTGATGAGAAAATTGGTCTCACGTACGATAAGCAGCTACGCTCTGCCCAAGCTAAGCGCAAGGGTAAAGAGATTAAACAAGCTTACGTGGACGCTATCCCTGGTTTGGATAAACTGCTTTCAGCTATCAAAAGTGCTGCTGATAGAGGTTATATCCGAGCTATTGATAGTCGTAAAATTATTCTGGATTCGCCTCACAAGGCGCTCAATTTCTTACTTCAATCGTCGGCAGGCGTCATTGCGAAACGCTGGATGGTTATCAACCACGAAGCAGTAGATGACGACAAATGCTCACAACTAGCATTCATTCACGACGAACTACAATTTGAATGTGACACAGACTACTCACAAACCCTATCAACATCCCTGGTACAAAGCGCTGCTGCGTCTGGGGTTTATTACCAACTCAGATGCCCAATCGATGCAGAAGCAAAGATCGGAGCAAACTGGGCAGAAGTCCACTGATGAAACTACTTATTGATGCAGACTACATTGTCTACAAATCTTGCGCAAGTTGCGAAACAGAAATTGACTGGGGTAACGACATCATTATGGTCGTCTCCAACTTTTCTGAAGCTCTTTCAACTACTGAACGTGAACTAACCAAAATTAAAAATGAATTTCCTTTTAGCAGCGACATTGTTCTTTTCTTTAGTGATTCTGTCAATTTTCGGAAGTCTGTTCTTGACTCCTACAAAGGTCACCGAAACAGAAAAAAACCTTGCGGATACCGGCGAGTAATCAACGAACTAAAAACTAAATACACAGTAATTACCATGGATACATTGGAAGCGGATGATGCGATGGGCATCTACGCCACTCAGTATCCAGGTAACATCATTTGCAGTCCTGACAAGGACATGCGTCAGATCCCTGGTAAACTCTACAACATGGATGAGCTGACAGAGATCACAGAAGAAGAAGGTTTCCGCTGGTTCTTAATCCAAACACTAGCAGGTGACCAAACAGATGGTTACTCAGGAGTTCCAGGCATTGGAATCAAACGAGCAGTTGCTTTGTTTGAGGAGCATGGCTACACCTGGGAGACTGTCGTCAATGCGTTCAAGGACAAAGATCTTGGAGAAGATGTGGCACTCCAGAACGCACGACTAGCTAAGATCCTTACTGTTTGTGATTTTGACCATGGAACAAGGAAACCAATACTATGGACTCCCTCCGTTGCCAGTGCTAAAACTGACAGTTGAACAACAGTTCAAGATGAGACAGATAAGGGACAAACTTGATCTAATCAATGGAGATGAAATCAAGGATGTCTTCCTAGCTCTACAAGAGCAGAACTTCATTCTATCAAACACCATCACCAACCTTTTAAAAGAATGGGGCAAACCACAGAACCCACCTACTATCGAAGAGGTTCTATCCCAGTTTGGGATTTCATTCGAGACCAAGGACTGAATTTCCACCTTGGTAACGCTATCAAATACATCTGCCGTGCTGGACATAAGGACAGTGCTGAGCAGGACTTACGCAAAGCAATCCACTACTTAGAGAATGAGCTTCAACATGTCACACGCGGAGGAGTTCCGCAAAAAGTTCAACTTCCCCACGACACGAGCTCAACGCTCTATGCAGCGGAATTTGATCGTTGAAGAGGTTAAAGAGTTCCTTGAAGCGGAACAGTGTATGATCAACGGTTTCAACCGTAATGAGTCTAACTGTCTGAAGGAACTAGCTGACCTCGTTTATGTTGCATTTCAATTTGCAGCATGTATGGACTGGGATCTAGACACAGCACTGATCCGTGTTCATCAATCTAACCTTTCCAAACTTGACGATGAAGGGAAACCTGTACTTCGTTCAGACGGGAAAGTACTTAAATCATCTAACTACAAACCACCTATTCTTAACGACTTAGTATGTCTGAGCTAATTTCCCGAACTGGTCGTGTCCAATCTTGGATGGATAACCCTGAATCACGCCTTCCCGTGTCCTGCACGGTCTTCGTTGTTGATGACTCCATGGAAGGTCCTGAAGGTATTGAAGCGTCGTGGCGTTTTGTTTCTCATGCTCTACGCTACGGTGCTGGTGTTGCAGTTCACCTTTCCAATTTACGCCCTAAGGGAACAGAGAATGGTAAAGGATTGACAGCAAGTGGACCAGTATCCTTCGGAAAAATCTATTCGTCTCTCAACGAGGTACTCCGTCGTGGCGGGGTGTACAAGAACGGCGCATGTGTGCTTCACCTTGATCTCTGCCATCCTGATAGTTTGGAGTTTATTCAAGCTCCACGACACGAATTGCCTTGGGTTAAACGATGCATCAACATTGACCAAGAATCATGGGATGCCTACCCACACAAAAGTGAGCTTCTATTCGCCATCAAGTCAGGCGACATCTGGTTAAACAAAATACGTTACGACAAAAATGGACAACGAATCCGAGGAAATGTATGCCT